CCAAAGTGTCAGCAGTGTCAGACGGGCCGATCACCAACGACTCAACGATGGTGTCAGTGAAATCCAGTGGCGCTCCGGGGAATCCTGCCGCCGATTCCAGCAAAGCGAACCTGGCCTGCGCCGCTTGGTGGAGGTCCTGGGACTTCTGTGCGTTGTCAGAGATTACGTTGTCTCCGAAGCGTACAGGCTCGTTACCGTCCGGTTTCTTGAACCCAAGCGGAGTTACTTCAATAGCCACAAGGGCCTCCTTTAAGACACGTGGGCGGACCCGTCATGGATCCACCCCGAAAAAGTGTTTGGGTCAGTTGGCTTCGTGCTTGCCCTTGGTGGGCGTGTTCAGCGCAGCCAGGCCGGTGCCAAGAACGGCCCCAGCAAGGCCCAGCCAGAGTGGCAATGCCTCGTTGCTCACCCAGCCGTAGAACGCGGCGATAGGTGCTGCGGCTGTGAGTATCCGGTAAATCCATGCGCGAGTCTCAGGTGCGAACATTCACTTGCCTCCCTTGGATAGTTCGACCAGCAACGCCTTAGCCAGATCCGGGGCTAGGGCTTTGGCTATCGCAACAGCATCGGCAGCAACGTCGCCACCGGGCGCCGTTTCGAGCTTCCCGCCGATCGTCGCGAGCTGCGTACGAACAGCGGTAAAGCTGTCCTGCACCAGATCCTTGAGTGGCTTCCCTTCGGGCATCGACGTTCCGCCGTCGAAGAATCCCTGCTTGATTGCGACCAGTAGCTTCCGGTCCTCGTCGTTGAACATGTCGTCTTCTTCCGTTTTAATGATTTCGCCGTCATAGCCGAGCGAGGCTGATCCAAGGTCAACGACCGTGACATTCTCGATGTCCTCAGTCCATCCCCGGTACGTGAGCGCCAGGTCAGCAGCGGCGTAGTAGTTCATGAGGTCTGCGAGGTTCGGGTGGTGATGCGGAACAGTGGAGTTGTCGCTTGTGGAGAACACTGAACCGTCAGGGGCCAGCAAGACCACGTGGCCGAGAGGTTCCTTTGCGATGCCGAACCATACGGGAACCCACATACCTGCTGGAAAGTTCCAGTCGCGATGCTTCGTGGGCGAGGCGTTCCACCCAGCCGTCGCGCTTGGGTAGACGCCCGGATAGATCCCAAACGCCTCACGCACATACTGCAAGCACCATCCCGGAGTGCACGGAATGTTCGGGTTAGGCGTGACCAACTGCGCGGTCATGGCGTGCCTCCGGGGTTTACGTTGATCGTGGTTTGTGGGACCGGGGCGTTGAGGTGATCTGTAAGAGCCTTCTCAACGCGGGTCACAGCGTCCTTCACTGAGGTGCCGTTGTTGAACTCGACCTCATGCCGGATCGTTTCGAGTACACCGTCTTGATGGTCGAGTCGTTCGAAGATCCCAGGCACTGCGGGCTGCCCAGTTTTCTTGTCCTCGGGCACGCCGATAACCCGGTCAATGAACCGGCCCCACTTGCGGAGTGTCGGGCCGACCTTCCACACAGCAAGGAGGGCAACAAAAAGGGCCCCCAACCAGGGAGCCACCGAAATAAGGTCAGATATCCATTGAGGCATCATGGCTTTGACCGCCAGTTAATCCCGCCCAAGCCGATGAAGAATGTTGCCTGCGAGATGCCGGTGAAGCCTGACGATGTTTCAAAGTGGATGTTTCCGTTGGACCGTACGTACAAGGTGCACTTGTTGCCCATAGCCGAGCTAGTGCCGGGGTTGTACAGTTCGTCGGCAGCCGGCGCCACAGCGGACGGGATGGTGCCGAGAAGGTACTGGGTGTTGGCGGTCATTGTGATTGTCGTACCAGTCGTACCAACCATGCCCAACAGTGTGGCCCTACCAGTGGGAAGCTTCTCGTACCCGGGCGTGCCGTAGCCTGCGCCGAACGCCTGGTACAACGAGCCGAGTGTGATGTTCCCTGATGCGTAGTCAAGCCACTTCGTACCGTTCCACGTCTCAATGGGCTGCCCCGGCAAATCAGTGCGGATGATGCACTGCCCTGTCATGACACCAGCGGCTTGCAACGTTGTTCGTTCCGCACTGGAAGCTATCGGGATGACCACGTTCGCCCCGAGGAACGCCGTTGCGAGGTCCGCGGTGAGGTCGTATTCGTCGCTGTTCGTAGGAACAACAACTTTGTTCTTGAGAGTCTGCGTCACTACGCACTCCAGTCAATTAGAAGTTTCCCGGAGTCCGGGTCTTTACGGCGACCGTTCAGGCCGATATACGGGTCACCCGCAATGGAGATACCACCACCGGCAGCGATAACCGCGCCGAAACTGGTTGGCAGATCAACCCATGCAGGGTCTTGATGCGCGGCAAGAACAACATCAAACGGGCCAACAGACCTGCCCACGTCACCGCTGGGACGGTACTGGGAAGTGTGCGCGTACACGTGCATGGTCGCCGCACTGTTGTTGGAACCAACTTCGAGGCGGTCGGGTACACGCCACTGAACCCTTGTGATCGTCTTCCCAGACAACGCGGGGCGTGGTGCACCATAAAACCATGAACCGGTCATCGTCTGACCACCCCACGAACCGGAATACACTTGCTCGCCACCGCTAATCGAACCAGCCCACCGACCCCAACCACCAACACCCCACGTATCAGAAGCTGTTGCAATCAACGTCTCCTGCCCCGACTGCTCCACAGGAACAGCAACAGGAGGCGGCAACGGATCCGCAGAAGGAGGCGGCGCAATAACCGGGATCTCACCAATGATCGTCGCCCGAGTAGCATCCCAAGACAGCATCACCGGATCACCCGGCGCGTAACCACCAATCGCCCCGATGAACCACTTAGTGGCGTACGTGCCACCATCATCACCAGTGAACACAATCTCATCCACACCAACACTCAACACCGTCCCAGTAGACGGTCGGGGCTGCTCCGTGTAAGCGCCAAGAACAAGAGCCGTCGCAAGGCCCTTACCATCAGACATGATCGCAACAGCAATCATGCCGCCCTGCTGAGGCTGAATAGGGTCCATCCACCGGGCCATCAACAACTCGCCCCGGACGTTAGCCCACCACTCAACCCCATCCCAATACGCCGTCCCGTACTCAACACGGAAACCATCAGGAGGCATCGCAGCCATTGTCTTCTTCAATCCCGCCACAGCGCCTCCTAAACGTTAGACCAAGTAATAGGCGGCAACTGCCCCCAACTCGTTGGCATAAGATCCCACGTCAACTCAGGCATCGTGCCTGTGATCCACTTAGCCCACTCAGTACGATCCAAAGCGGCAAGGACATCCGTGTACGAGCAAGACACTGTGAGGGTTGTTCCGCGTGGGAGTGTGTCACCGGATCGTTTGATCGAAGTGATATCACCGGGCAGGTACACGACGTGACCGGCAGTGACAGGGCAACCAATCTCAACCCGGTCGCCCGCTTGCAACTCAGGGCGGGGGATCGTCTCAACCGACAACTCCACCGCGAGTGAACCAAGGAACTTGTCCCTGAGTTCCTGCGCGTACGTTGTCGCCTGCGCAACAGTCGTGATCATCTCAGAGCTGTAAAAGAACGGCACTTGACCGTGCGGGCCACCATACTTCAACGGGCCCGACTCAATATCGGAAACACCAAACACAGGATCCCCGGTAGCGACGTTCTTACCCTCAACAACCCACCGGTTATACAAACCATCAATAGACTGATCCCGCGACACGGACACAAGACCAGCGTTAGGTTCAATCCTCAGAACCGACGTACCACGTTGCGGGTAAATGTGCGCTTCCCCGTCGCCGCCCATCCGGTAACGGGCAGACACACGGCTGAGAAGATCCTGGCACGCTTCGAGGCGTTCCTTGTCATACACCAACTGCCGCGACACCCCAGTGTCAACAACACCATCATCAACAATGGTAGGGAAGTAACGGGCCGTGAACCGCTTGAATTCGCTAACGACCGTGGCCCCAACCTTCGGAGACTCGGGGGCTTGCAAACGGTCCCGGTCAACGTCCCCGGTAAGGTCAACGGCGTCCAACTTCACGACAGCCGTTTGGATGAACACGCGGCGTTTATGCGGTGGAAGTGAACCGTCGGGTTCGATGTAGCCGTACTCGTTAATTACCCGAGACTCACGGAACTCCGTGGGCGAATTACCTGTGATCCGGAACCACCCATAATTGATCGCCCCGGAACCACCCACGTTATAGATGATCTGCAACCGGGTCCCGCCAACACCCAGCGGGTCATCGAACCGCCAAGCCCCAAGCGTCCCGTCAGGATCCGCCACGGTGAGGCTGATCCGCTGACCAACCTTCACACTGTCCCCGGCGTCATCATCAAAGGACCAGTCCTTGACCTGCAACGGCTCAGGCACAACCAGCTTGCCAGCCCGCCAAGCCCACACAGTCAACGTGTCAGCAGGCCTCGAACCACCCAAAGCATCCAACGTCTCAACATCAACACGACGCAAAGGAAGCTCCTAACTGAGCGGGTTTTTCAGATCATCCAAATACGTCAGCCCGCCCATAGCGTCCTGCTTCTGCTGATACGTGTCAGTCAACAACTGCACATCCCCATAAGTGAACGTCGCAGTAAGGACCTTGATCGTCGGCGCGGCAACCGTGTCAGCCTTGAAATTCCACCACGTCAGTTCGCCGCCCCACGCCGTATCAACGGGAACCTGAGACACGGACGGGGCAGCAATGAACATCAACGCATCCAGTAGGAGCCCGTCAAGGTCAGGGCCCGGACGGAACAGGAAACCGGAGCTTGACCGCAGCAACTCTTTCAGCCGCTTGCTCTCCACCGCCGAGCGCGTACCCAACGCCAAATCCAGGCCACGCTCAGCCATCCGCTCACCAAACAACGCCAACGGCTTCCTGGAACCCATCACATTGAACATCGACACATCAGCGCCATACTCAAGCTCCGCCAACGCCTGACCCCGCAAATAAATGTCACCATTCGATTGCGGGTCACCAACAACAGGCACAGCGGACTGAGGCACGAACGGATCCATCAACCAACCAGTCACCGACGTGACTGTGATCGCAGCTGCCGTCTTCCGGACAGGACCGCCCGGACCAGACAACACCTCAACCTCATAAGACACGGCCCGATTAATCGGCGCATCCCAATCAGTCACAAACCCCGCATCATTCATGATGATCCGGCGAGCACCACGAACCGGGGCCCGATCCTCATCAACAGTCCGCCACACAGTAACCACAGACGAACCAACACCAAGACCAGTAACAGTCACACCAGCCTTAGGAGCAGGACCACCAACCAGTACCTCAGCACTCACAGCAACAGCCATCTAGCCGCGCCCCTTCCGCATGAACTGAGAACCAGAATCCGCAGCACCAACAACACCAGCAGCCCGAGAATCAACCTGAGCCAACAAATACGCACCCGTAAACGGATTCTGCACATACACAGGAGGGGTCTGCTGCGGAGCCGCAGCAACCATAGGCGCACGATGAGTTACAGCAGGAGCACCAGCCGGCGAATACTCGTAACCCATTGGCTTGATCGGGGAAACGTCACCGCCGTTCATGCGGTCCAGGTTCCCGTAACCGATCTTCCTAGCCGCCGCCGCAGTCAACACATACTCGTCATTCGACAACCACGCCGGGACATCATCAGACGTTGACGTGCCAGGGCCAGTCACACGACCACCCGTAGCGTAGTGCCCGCCAAGCTGGTTCGGATCCACGACAGTAGGCGCCGAACGCTGGTCCACACGATTGAAATACTCAGTCGTGTAAATACCAATCGTTACCCTCTTACCGTCAAGCCCATCAGCCTTACCCTTGATCCCATCCAAAGTCGTGGACGCATGGTCGGCGATCCACGCATCAATGTTCACGTTCTTAGGGATACCCAAAGCCTTACGCGCCATGTCATCAGCAGCGTCACCAGTAATACCGAACTGCCCAGCAGCGGTAATCAGATCCTTGTAGCTCTGAGAAAGGCCAGCCTGCAACGTGGCCTGAGCAGCGGCGGAACCCTGCGTTTTCAATGTCTCCGCAGCGGTAGCCTCGGCAACAGTCATAGCAGCCTTAGCCATGTCGTTGTACGCCGTCTGATTGGCGCGGCCCTGCTCGGTGTGAACATCAAGGGTCTTGCCGTTTTTCGTGACAGACTCAGTGACAGCATCAATCGCGGCCTCGTAAGCGATGGTCGCGTCAGAAGCAGACAGTGAAAGCATCCCCGCGTTGAACAACGATTGCGTGAACTTCTCAATGTCAGTCACAGCGCCGGAAGCACTGAGGCCCACATCCTCAAGAGCCTTAGACATCGCCTCTGTCATCGGCGCTGAGTTGCCAACCTTCGTGGTGTACGTCTCAACCGAACCGCCCGCCTTGAGCATGGAATCTGGGACCTTGCCCATGGCGAAGTCCAAAAGGTCCTGCTCGGACAGAGTAACGCCAGCTTGGTTAGCGAGCCCCTGCAAAGCATCCTTATATCCGGGGACTGCCGCGAGAGCTTCCTTAGCGCCTTGCCCGTTCTTCTGGAACTCCGCTGTCAGCGCCTGGAAGGACTTAGCAGCAGTATCCGCCCCGCCGTTCCGGGTGATGTTTCCCATCTCTTCGCCAAGGCCCTTGAAGCGCTCCTGTATTTGCGCAACGTCAGACACGGAGAAACCAAGCAAGCGGTTTAGCGGATCAGCAAGGTTCTGATCGATCCAATCCTTGCTGCCCTGATGAGTAAGCCTCTCCACCGCAGAAGACAGATCATTCACGGTGGATACCGTCTCGCCGGTAATGATCTTGTCCCAACCTTGGAACATCGAGTCCAGGCCCTTGCCGGAATTGGTTCCAGATATTTTCTGGACCTTGAGCAGCGCCTGACCAAAATCCTCAGCAGACTTTGTTTGCTTATCACTGAAAATAGCGCCAACGACCTGCAACCCGACAAGCGCGACAGTCGCAATCGCAGCAGCCTTACCAACTCCGCGGATAGCGGACCCAGCCCTGGACCCCTTTGGTGCGATCTGATCCAAAGACGACTTGAACTCAACAAGCCGCGGAAGGACAGTCAGGAACGCGCCACCAAGGAGAAGCGCGCCACCGGTAACGCCCGCGATACCAACCGCAGCGTTCAACACGGGCCCTGGTATCTTGCCAATAGCGTCAACCAGACCCTCAGCGCCCTGCACGATGCCCCGCAAGGCCTCAGCTGCAGCCCCGCCCCCCTTAATCAAAACCGAGTCAAAGGAGCCGCCCAGCTTCTCCAAGTCACCAGCCAGCGTGTCCTGTTTGATACTCGCGGTTACAGCCGCATAGCCCGCCTCGTTGACCTTCTCAATCCACCCCTGAATACCGGCCGCGCCCTGCTCATACAGAACATTCGCGCCACGGATAGCATCAGTACCGAAGATCTGAGCCAACGCCGCGTCACGCTGCGCCTGCCCCAAGCCGCCGAGTTTCGTCTTCAACTGCTCAGCAAGGTTCGTTATGCCAACGAACTTGTCCTGCGCGTCATAGGCCGATATGCCAAGCTCACTCATGAGACTCTGCGTCTTCGCCGCAGGGTTAGCCAAGGAAAGCAGCATCGTCTTGAACGACGTACCAGAATCCGAACCAGTCAAACCAGCAGAAGCGAAAGCCGCCAGCGTACCCGTCGTGTCCTCAACCGAAAGGCCGAACTGGGACGCAACAAGGCCAGACTGCTTCAACGCGTTACCAATGTCCTCAACCGAGCCCTGCGCCTTACCGGCACCCGCCGCCAACAGATCCGCAAGGTGAGGGATGTCCTGCCCAGACAACTTGAACTGAGTCAGGGCAGTAGCCGCGATCTCAGCAGCATCGCCAACCTCAAGCGAACCGGCAGCAGCCAGAGACAGTGCACCAGCAAGCCCACCACCAAGGATGTCCTTGGTGGACACGCCGGCCTTAGCAAGCTCATCAATGCCCTGCGCGGCTTCCTTTGCGGAGAACGCCGTGTCAGCGCCCGCATTGATTGCCGCCTCACGCAGCAGGTCCATGTTCGCGGCAGTCTCATGCGTTGACGCCTTTACCGCAGCCATAGCCGAGTCAAATTCCATGAACGACTTCACAGCTAGAACAGCACCGGCTACCAGCGCGCCGCCAAGAACGGCAGACGCCTTGCCCACACGATCAAAGTGTTCTTCGTTTTCCTTAGCGAACTTAGCCGTCCTGCTCGCAAAGTCAGAAGCCGCCTGCTGGGCTGTCTTCATCCCAGCAACAAATCCCTCCACCCGTGCCATGAGGCTTATGCTTATTGACCGGTCTGCCACTTATGGCCCCCTAAAAGACGGCGCCATGCCCTACAATTGCGGGATGACGGAAAAGACGGCGACCACAAACAGGCGACCGGGAACAACGCTGCTCATAATCGGGGTAGTGCTAGCCGCAATCGGGCTGCTACTAGTCATCGTTGGGTTCTCAACAACGCATGCCACGTTGCAACCAGGAACATTCCGCACCGTAGAAACGCCCGGCGCGCCAACGCCGGTTGCGTGGATCATCCTCGCAACCGGGCTCGTCCTTACAGGTATTGGCTTCGGGAAACGCGTACTAGCAGCAATCGAAAAGTAACTACTCCCGCAAACGCGGAACAAACATCAACGCCTCAGAACCAGGCAAATCACGGTAAGCCTCAGCCGCACGACCCCGCGCCGTCGTAGCATGACAACGAATCGGCAAACCAGCATCAAAACGCATCTCATTCGCCGCATCAGTACACACAGACAACGGGCCACCACACTTAGGGCACAACCCATTCCGGTACATCTGCAAAGCAAGCATGATCGTCTGCTCACCCTCATCCCACTCAGGCTCAGGACGCGACGAAACCAACACACCCGCCCGATACTCATGAACAGTCACAGGCTCCCACCCATGAAACCGCTTCAACGAAATACCAAGCGAATGAGCCGCCTCTACTTCTGCTCGAAGTCCTGAATCATCCTGAATGCGCTGAGCGAAAAAGGGACATCATTTCGCCCCGCATTCACACGCATAACCGCCAACACAAAATCCTCATACTGGCTGTTCGTCATATCGTCAGCCAGATCATCCCACTCCTTCGCAGGATCAAATGGCAGAACCTCGCCCGCGGCGTTCTCAACACTGATGATCGACAGCGGCAACGCCTCAACCATCAACGCCTCAACGTTGTACCCATAAGACTTATCCAACGTGTTACCCTCACGCGGCGCATGAGCAGCAACCAGATCAGACCAAGCACCACGAGGCAGCCCCCGAATCAGGAACGTCACAGACGCGCCCTTCATCTCAGCCTCAATATCAGAAACCCTCTGCGCCAATTCCTTCACAGGACTATTCAGACGCGCATCAGCCAACGACTTATTACGCGCCTCGTTGAACTCAGCCTCCGCCGCCTCATGAGCCGCTTTCAAATCACCATCAAGGCAAAACTGCACACGAGTCTCAGGGCGCTTCACAGTCAAAGTCATTACATACTCCAAAGTCTTTTAGCGGGACAAGTGGGACTAGAACCTGTCCGCCCGCGGTCCCACAACACACGGGCGGACAGGTGGCACTAGCTAAGCCGCAGCAGCAGTCGAAATCTTGACCTTGCCGGTCACAAACAACTTCTGCGCGATCTTGAAAACACTGTTAGCCTCAGGCGGAAGCTCGTTATACTCACCCGGAGTAATCGGGTAAACACTGAACTTCTGAGCCGCAGCAGCCGCAGTGTCATACGGAA